CACTGGTAACCCCTTCCCATTCCCATGAAACGCCTTCATAAGTAACGCCTGAAATTTCTACCCCTACGAAGTTGGTGATACCTCCGTAGACTTCTCCTAAGCTCAATTCACCGAATTGGATTCCTTGAACTGGCGGGGCACTGGTAGCACCATAGACCGTAATTCCCACGGTGTAATCAGTGAAGGTGTCCACACCAGAGGAAGCACCAGAGGGACCAGTAACCCCAACGTGCACTTCTGATAGAGCACCCGTAGCACCAGAACATCCTATCACCACACCATAGTCGTCGAATGTAAACGTCTCTGGTTCGAAGAAGTTGATTTGTGCTCTCTGGATCGTTCCACTGCTGGTCTGAGGACCAAACAGGGATGCCTTAGCAGTAAAGGAAAGATCCATGGTTAGGATTCTCATTCCCTCCACTTGCCCTTCATAGTCTGATAATACAGAAGTGCTGTTCAAGACGATAGGGATATCTACGTTTTGATTCGTTTCATTAAAGTTAATGGAGATATTAAATTGTGGAGAGAAATATGGTAAAATCTGCTCTAGAATACTCAACCCGTCTTCTACATATTGGACCATGATGGACAATTCGAACTCGATATTGTATGGAACTTCCATGAAGTTCGAATACACTGTCTCGTTGTTCGGTCCAACTGCCATCCTCTTCTGTAAAGAATTCTTCTTGCGGGTGGGGTCGTATTCAATACCCACAATATCGAACGACATTCTGGGCAGTTCCATCTGTGTACCAGACGTTCTCTCATTAAGCATACGAATCCATTTAGTCTTGGGTCCGTATGCCAAAGGGACTCTCATTTCGGAGTCCTTGGTCCCGTCCAGATTCATGCGTGTCATATACACGTTATTAAACAGAGTGCCGAAGCCCACTGTAATCTTTCTGAGAGCCTGATTATAGAACCGTTCAAACATTAGAAGTTACCCTCCGAGAACGGGTCTTTGTCGCTGAAGTTGATAAATCCATTACCTTCTAACTGGATTTCCGAATTACTACCAAATGGATCGCTAATGGATTCTGTGGTGATTCCTAGTCCAGCAGTAGAGCCGATGGTACCGAATGCTCCACTGTTGGAACCAGTGATCCCGCCAGACATTCCTGCCGCTGCGGTTCTACCTGCTGCTTCCATGAGGTTAGCAGATGTGTTCCAAGTAATAACCTCTGCAGTGGTACCAGCAGCATCGGTGATAATCTCTCCGACAACGAACTCCCCAGTATGACCAGAGATGGAGAACTGGATCATTGGGTTGTCTCTAGCAGCACCCAAGTTGTCAATGTCAGGCCAACCAGTGAGGAACTGCTCCTTGGTGTATTTGATCAGTTCCACCGTAAGGTCGTAGGTGTACAATCTGCCCAACTGGTGGAACGGATTTTCGTCCTCTACGAAGGTGATCTGGAACAGTCCTCTAGTTAGAGGGAAATAGATCATATCGCCTTCTCTTGGTTTGTCGATGCCATCTTGAAAATCACCGACCGCCTGCCTAAATCGCTTTCTGGAGAGAACGAATGTGGCGGTGTCGTTGATTTGAAGACCAAACTTGGAGATGATATCTCCCTCTCCCTCGAACCCGTCAACAGAGGAGATGTACATTTCCAGTTCGTAACCGTTGTTGAATAAACTCTGGGTATCTTCCCCGAAGAGTGCATCCTCGTTGGTCAACGTTCTGGGCATATAGATCATGTTCTGACCATGGATCTTGATAGTCTCAATGGCCAGATCTTCAAGAACATCTTGCTCTTGCCTCTGATTCTTGAAGTACGGGTTGATTGCCATGGGTTATCCTACCATAAAGTCTGGGGGTAGTTCGTATCTGTCTTGCACTTCATCTTCGATCTTGTCGATCTCGTCCTGTGCTTCTGACAGGATCCTTTGTCCGTCGAACTGAATCCCGCCTGGTAGCTGGATCCCAGTGAACTTAGATAGGTTGTTGCCCCAAATCCTTTTAATCAGGGCGGTGACATACTTCTTCAGGAGGCGATCGTTGTAAATCTCTGGGTAGGTGTTTGGATCCAAGGCAGTATATGCCTGAATCACCACATAATCTCCTACCTCCAGATCTTCTTCCCAATCAAAATCACCGTATAACCTATTGGTGACTCTGCTGAATCTGAAATTCTTGTCTGGATCCAACATCTGCTGAACCATGGACATATGCTGCTTAGTGATGGCGTAATTAGTCAATGTGCCTGGGGTAAAATATCCGAAGAAGTCGTTCAGAGCGATCTGGTATTCGGGATCGAACATGCTACTGTTGTTCGTATTAATGCTGAGAATGTTGGTTACACTGACCACTCTGTCATCGATCGCGTCCATGTTGATATATTTGTTGTCAATATCGGTCTGTGTGACTTGATGACTAATGAAAGTCTCTTCTACTCCATCGAAATGGTATTCTGCAAAGAACTGCAGAGCATCATCAAGAGCATCCTCAACCTGCGCATCATCTACGTTGATCTCGATGACGGGAGCACCGAGTCTTCTTAGAGCGTAGTCTTTTAGGGATTGTCTTGAGTTAGGTTGTGCCATTTTGGTTCCCTATCAGGAAGAAGTGAATACTGTCAGATTGGATCTACCATTGAGGCCGCCCTCGTCGAGGTCGGTGTTGACAATGAAGCTAGTACCAGGCACCATAGGCCACGATAAAGACTGGTCGTATCCAAGTCCGCCAGCTCCACCAGTCTTTTGTAGACCTCCAATGGTGATATAAGTTCCTGACAATGCTTTATATTGAACGGTGAATCCGTACTTCTCGCTGGGGCCGCCGTCAACACTAAGTGTCACCATGATCGGTCCATTGGAACTATCAGCGGTGCTATAAAAAAACTCGGCGGAAGAACCAGCCGAAGGCATGCTGAAAGTCAAGCCGCTGGTACCGTCAACTGTTGTGCGGAAGAAATTGGTGGTGGAGGACCCCGCCCTGACTGCCACGGCTCCGACCCCATAACCGACTTGTGTCGAAGCGGACCAACTGGTGCCCGATCCAGTAGAGGTCAACACCTGACCAGCAGAACCAGGGACCCCACTAGAGTCATATAGCTTGCCTACAATTTGAACACCATCCTGAGAGATGCCAATCGCAAGATTCTTCTGCCCAGCAGTGAATCCAGAGCCAGTCCTAAGTTCGATGGTGCCAGGACTACCAGCATCACCAGACATCAAAGTTAACTTGTCTTCGCCGTTGATGGACCCGCTGTTTCTTAGCATGACGGTAGGGGCTAGACCTTCGTCTCCCACAACGGAGATTGCACCAAAAGCACCAGAGTTGCCAGCAAGAACACTGAGTCTGTAGTCTGCATCTGTGGTGGTACCCAGTGGTCCACCCATGACCACAGCAGCACTATGGGTGGCACCCTTGATCCTGATTCCTAGCTGGTCTGGTTCTGGTTTACCAAAGAATAGCTGGGTTTGGTGTGAGAAGGTTCCAGTACCGCCAGTGGCAGTTAGAACGGTACCCAGACCCCCAGTAGAGGCGATTCCGCTTAGATCGAGGGTTAGACTACCAGCGGTGGAGGCAGAAATGCCGTTAATATCAAGCACAACGGCTTCAACGTTAGCGACACCAGCGACGGTGGATGTAATAGATCTGCCCGAAATGGTGGTTACTGCTGTCGTCTCTCCAGTGACACCGTTTAGTGCGTTTACGATAGGACCAGATGCACCAGCAGCAAAATTGATATCCTGATGGAACGTGTGTCCACCAGTGATGTTGCTGGGCATGACGTAACCGATTCTGTAGTTGCCCTGACCAAGATCATCAATGGTGATGCCGTCAGCACCAACAGTGGTGTAGTCTCTGGCATCAGCAGAAATGCTGTACACCTCGATCGGGTTGATCTTGTTTACAATGTCGTTAGACACGTTGAACCAAGTGTAGAAAGTATCTGATAATACCAGATTAGACACTTGTTCAACTGAAGGTGGATTTGTGCTTGATGCCATTGTTCTTTATTTATCCTTTCCTAAAGGCTGCCAAATCACCTGATGGCGATTGATCTGAGATTCTTGACCACAGGCAGCCCTGAGTCTGGTGTTCCGTCTGGAGCGTCTGGAGCGAACAGTACGATCTTGATTGCGTATGAAGTGAAACTGCCCAAGGAGTCCGCCGAAGGAGCGAAAGTGTAGGTCTTGAGACCACCCGTCTGGATTCCCTGTATCGCCAGTTCAATGTAAGGTTCTTCGTCGAAGTTATCACCTGATGCGTTGACCTTAGTTAGAACCTTGACCTGTCCTTCTCTAGGATCGATGTCTAGGAACACTCTCATGTCAGTAGCTGGAGTGTTGCCGAAGTTGGATCTCTTAGAGACGTACCTGGCTCTTGTTCCGAGTCCAGATCCGTTCCTTGCCAGTTCCCCAACCACCTGCATGCTCTGATTATCCAACTCGTCGATCTTCCTGTCTGCAAAAATCAAACCCAGTCTGTCCATGTTGATCACTGGACTTAGGTCGTTGGAGTTGGTCTGTGACATCAGGACCTGCACCTGAACCGCACTGTCTGTGCTGACTCTGTTCACCTTTTTAGATAGCTGGAGTGTCTTGTTGGGTGTGACCCCGATGTAGTCAATTGGGTTTTTCGTGTCTGAGTTGTCGAACACGTCGTATCTGAGGAATGCAGAACTGCTCGTGAACAACTGCTCATTGGAGGCGATCACCAACTGGTTAGCACTAGCAGACACACCACCGAAGTCGCAGTCGAAGAGGACTCTTCTATCCTGAGGACTGGTGGATGAGGCTCCTGTGAACCTGCATCGGTTGACGTCCATCATCAGCGACTGGTTAGTGCTTCTCACCCTGCTTCCGTTGTTGAGGGGCAGGAAGAGTCCGCCGACCCTGACACCAGCGGCACCAGTGGACAGATTGTCGATGGTGGTGGATTCTGGGTTGGGTAGACCAGTGGCGGAGAGAAGGAATGGTTGACCGACCTCTGACTTGTAGAGGACGTTCTTCTCACTGTTAGAGAACACGCAGACTGCCCAGTTGCCTACTGGAAGGTATACTGGTGACGAGAACTTGAAATTGGTATTGAGAGACCTGTTTGGTCCTGCACTCCCTACTGGGGTGGCAGTCACGGTGCTGTGTGGAACCGAGACGAACTCGTGGGGCGACCCGTTGACCATTGGTCTGATCTGGATGGTGACGGGTAGATTCTCGTCCTTCTCCTTGAAGAACAGATCGATCGACTCCAAGAACAGACCCTGTGGGAAAGTTCCTGCCTCGACGATGATTTCTTGACTGAGAGGATCCAGACCGTTCTGAATGGCACTGAAGTTACCCTGCTGGTTGTCTAGGAAGCTGGACTCTACCACGGACGAACTGTTGACCGATGGTCTCCTGCTCTCTGATGGAAGATCACTGATGATGGTGACATTCTTGTTGTTCTGCAGACCCTGTGCGAAGAACTTGGTATCGGCAGCAGTGGTGGCAAGATTCACAGAGTCCGTATTGGAGTCCGTAAGTCTGAAGGTCTTCTCACCAGTTAGGAATGTTGCTGGGACCGAGACGTATCCACTAACGGCACCAGTAGAGTTCACGGTGTAACCAGCGGTCAGACCGACTGAGGTTGAATCGAAGAATGCGTAGACCGTAGATCCTGGTAGCATACCAGTTGCTTCGAACGTGATACCCACTGATCTCATGTAGGGGATGACACTTTCATCGACAGTCTTATCGCCGACCGATCTTAGGATTCGATCAGGCAGCTTCGCCCTTGCACCCTTGACTGGACTCTTATAATCTCTAGCGAAAGGATCAGCAGTGTCTGCTACATCCTTGATATCATCAGTACCCAACCAGTGGCTTAGATACTCCTCGTCTTCTCCACCGAATCCAGCAGACTTGCCTGCCCCCCACGATCTGGTGGTGATGAAGTATTGGTTGTTCTCGCCGAATTCGTTGACGAGAACGTTGGGGTTCTGAGACGTATCGTAGAAGAAGTCTGCCTTGGGTTCGATCTTGACGAATCCTAGGAAGTCGGTAATCCCGAATGGGTTGACTGCGAGTGTACCAGTACCAGTGGCACCTCTGAAGGTGTTGGAGGTGGAGTAGTCGTAGGTGACCACCCTGTCTGGACTCATGGTAAGTCCAGTACCCAAAGTGTTCTGGGTGAGATCCACCCCTCTTGCCTCGAATGCTGGTCTGAGACCTCTGTCCTTGTAATCCATCGAGCAGTTGTGGTCCCTGTTAGAGACGTCAGCGAACGCATGAGTAGAGAAATCGTCCACCATGGTGCTGTTCTCGATGATTTGGGTAGATACCGCTGCACCTCTGGCGATTGCGTCGCTCTGAAGGACCTCAAGGTATCTGTCTCTTTCGACATTTTCCACCGAGTTCTCGATCTCGCCGATATCACGCATTGTATATCGTCTGTTCTCGATGTACTTGGTGGTAATGTCTGTATTGACGTCGAAGACGTAAGGCTTCATCTTGATATGGTATAGGTCCATATCGTCGTTGGTGGTGAGCGGTGCCTTGGGGTCTACCGAGGACACACCCTTAACGACCCTGTAACTTCTGTCGGAGCAGAGAGTGACGGTATCGATTCTGGGCAGGAAGTGCTGATAACCAACCTTACTAAGGGGTCCTGTGTTCTTGTAGAATGGGATACCGAAGTTGGTGAAGTTACCGATTGAATTCTGCACTGGTCTAAAGTCAACGCAGTCTCTTAGCACGAACCTGATACCAGAATCTGGGTCGGTGAATGATGGCATTGACTCGTATGCGATGCCAGCATTTCTGTAACTGTTGATGGTTACTGGTCCCACACCCGTGTGTGCGTAGTAGTTATATGTGATGTTGATTCTGTATTCACCATTGAGAGCAGTAAGGGAGGCGGTTGGGACGTACACCTTGGATATGAAATATCCAGAACTTCTCTGTCCGTCGTCTAGGTAGTCCAGACCAGAAATACTAGAAGTAATGTCACTAACACCACCAGAGGTTGGTGCATCCTCGATTCCAGTGACATTATATACATGGGAGTTATTTAGTGTAAACTCAGCACACTGAACACCGTCTCTGCTTACCACAGTCGTGGATACCACTGTCAGTTTGGTGGCAGTAGTACTAGTGAGGGTCCTCTGGTAGTCGCCACCAGTGTAGAGGTTGGTATCATATAGGACGGGATGGCTGACACAGAAGGTCAAACCGCCAACAGGACCAGCAGTCAGACCGCTAATCCTCAGGGTGGAGTTCTTCTGCAGTGCGTTGATCACGGTGGCATCATAAGCATCGTCATCTAGGAGTTCGACGGGAGAGTCATTATCGAAGGTGGCAGAGTGAAACACCAAAAACTCTTCGTCGTCAGAACCCAAAAGGCTCTTACCATCTGTCATAGAAATGGTGGCAACGTTGGAACCTGACGCAAGGTGGAGTTTGCTGGTCTCCCTCACTACGAAAGATGCGTCCTGCCCGATACCGAGTCCGCTGGTTAGCCCTGGGTTCTTGACTGGGAAGATGAGGGACTTCTGGTCTGCATCTTGAGGACCCGTGATTCCGTTGACTGCTGAGATCTTGTAGAAGTCGCCAGTCGAACCAGTATGACC